GTTGAATGATCTATCCGTTAGAAGTGGGGTTTCTGCAAAGACAATTCAAGGATTGAGACAAGCTATGTTATCAAGTGGACAATCTGCAGAAGGTCTTACTGAAGTTCTAGGAGCGATCTCTGGACAATTTGCACAACTATCAACAGAAGGATCAGCGGTTGAAAAGAAGTTCATGTCGTTTGGAATTGCTGTAAAAGATACAAATGGAGAACTTAGATCAAACAATGATATTCTTCTGGATTCGATCAAGTTGTTACAAGGTATCTCAGATTCTTCAGAAAGATCAAGGGCTGCTGTTACTTTGTTTGGAGAAGCAGGTGCAAAGTTGAATCAAGCACTTGCAGCAGGTGACTTTGAGAGATTCTTATCATTTACTGAGAAATTTGGTATAGATGCGGGGCCTGAAGCATCTAGAACAGCAGCACAATTTCAAGTAGTTCTATCAGGACTTGGAACGGTTTTGAATGGAACATTACAGAAGTTTGTAAGTGCTACAGATGGGCAAAATAGATTCATTCAAGGCATGATCAAATTGGGAGGTATTCTAGCCTTCACTGGTTCTTTTGTTGAATCGTTTTCTGATGAGATATCTTTTATAACAGATAAATTTCTTGATTTGCTCAATTTTGGATTGAGACAAATGATCGCCCTTATGGGTGGGCCTTTTACTTTTGTAATTGGATCAGCAATTAACGCTTTGAATTTACTGGGGCTTGAAGTTGAATTTCTGAATAAAGCCATGTCAAATCTTGCAGGTTTTACTTTAGAGACAATAGACCCTTCTAACAAACTTCGAAATGCAATAGACAAAGCTACAGAAGATATGAAGGAATATGAAGATACAATTGGGAATATCAACTTTTCTTTAGATGCTTTTCAAACTGGTTCTCAAGGTGCATCAAATGAGTTGGATGATCTAGGGAAGGAAGCAGAGAAAACAACAGAGAAGATCAGGACTTTGAATGATGTAATCAATGATCTTCTAGGAAGATTTATAAAGATAGATATTGCAAAAGTTCTAGGTGATTTTAATTTAATATTTTCAAGTCTTAGTTTCAATCTTGAAAAGCAATTTTTTCAGTTACGACAAAATCTTCAAAGAATCCTCAATCCTTTTGGTCTATTGAATCAACAGGAATGGATGGAATTTCTTAGCGATCCAATCAAAAGAGCAGAATTTGAAGCACAAAAATCACAAGGAAGATTGAAGAAATTGTTTGCAAAAGGTCTATTACAAACCGTTACAAAAACACAAGATATATTTTCAAATGACTTCTTTAGAGACTTCAAATCAAAGTTTCAAAATGTTCTCAAAGGTGCTTCTGAAGGTGGTTTGTTAGGTGCTTTTCAAAGTTTAGGTAAGGGAGGAAAAGCAGCTGCAATTATAGCAGGTCTTTTTGTCGGTATTTTCAAAGCCGCTTCTAGACTAGGTCAAAGAGGTGAGACTGTAGCAGAGATTGAAAAGAGCGTTGAACAGGATATCAGAGCACAAGCAAAAGCAATAGAACTAGGACTTCAGGCCCTTCCTAGAATCCTCTTTAATGTTCTTCCTCCTCTCCTTGTTGAGTTTGCAGATCGGATCGTCTTTGGATTCTTCAAAAGTATAGCTGAATTTGTAAATATTTTAATCAATGGTTTCAAATCTATCTTCACAAGAGAAGGAAGACAATCTCTAAAAGAAGGCATCAAAGAAGGATTCAGAGAATCTATAGAGGAATTTTTTAGAAGGGTTAATGTTGTAGGTAATATTTTATCAAAGAGATCAGGAGGTCGTTACATTCCTTCTGCTAGAGGTGGAATCAAATTCACAGGAGCAGATGAAGGTCTTGCAATGTTACATAGAGGAGAATTTGTAGTACCTGAGACTGGACAAATGCCTCAAGCAGTACAGAGAACTATGGGAATGGGTGGAAGTGGTATGACGATAAATATAAATGCTTCTGTAGTTGAATCAAATGCAATAGATGAACTTGTGAGACAAATAGAACGTAGGTTTCAAAACTTCGGATCTTCTACTTCTCCTCTCTTTGGAGGTCGTTAAAATGGGTAACGCAATATTTTATTATTTTCCAATTCCTGATGCTAGATCACTTGTAACCATCGATCTAGGAGAGAAATTAGGAGAACTATTTTCTGAATATCAATATGATGTAGCAGAGAGCATTTCTAGAGGAGGAAGAAGATATTTGTCTCACGGTTTGCAAAGGGAATTTGTAACCATTCAAAGAGATCGGATGTTACTAGGTGAACAGTTGGCTATGAAGCTTCAATCAATGCAAAATCATCTTGATAGAGGAGGTTATGTTTCTTTTTGTGCAGATTCAGAAAAGGCCTATATTCATCCTCTTCTCTCAACTCCTCAACAAGGAAGTAATTCTATTTTGGTTGGCTCAAATCCTTTTAAGGATGTAACTGGTTCAAATCTTCCTTCTGTCAATGACTATGTAACCATTCAAACAAATTCTCCAACATCGATCATAGAACAAAAAGAAATCAAAGTTGTAGATGGTTCTTTCTCTGCTTCTGTTGGTGGTTCTCTTACTTTATCTCCTGCA